CTGCATTTAATCTAATAAGCTCTGGTATCCGGCCCCCGCGTGGGGCCTACCAGAACTAATTAACTGAAATTCAAAAGGAGATCGTTTCTATGAAACACAATTATAGATGGGTTTTGAATATGGCGGTGTTGATTGCCGTCGCTCTGGCCGTTGCCGTTACCGTTCTCGGTGTTCTGGCTATCCCCGTGGTTTTGTCCGTCATTTATTCGTGGTACTGGATGTTCCTGTACATCGGCTATCTGGTAGTGATCCTGTATGTGGCCCTGTACTGCGTCCGCTACGATGTGGACCGCGAAGGAGGTACACGCAAATGAGAGTTATCGCCCCGTCCTTTGAAATTATGACCCCTGTTGACGGCAACGCCGTCCTGAAGCACGTCGAACAGTGCGGACGTGTTTGCTACAAGTCTGAGAGCTTGACCACCGACACAAGCGCCGCTGATTTCGTCCGCCGGATCATCAAGCGCGGACACGAAGCCGTGTTGGAGCATTTCAACATCACAATCAAGTTTATCTGTGACCGTGGCGTTTCTCACGAAATCGTCCGTCACCGGCTGGCCTCTTACTGTCAGGAAAGCACCCGATACTGTAATTACAGCAAAGGTGATTTTGGCGGTGAAATCACCGTCATTAAGCCCTTCTATCTGGACGAAGGTACGGACGGCTATAACCTGTGGAGAGAGAGTTGTGAGGCTTCTGAGCGCGGCTATTTCAGTCTTTTGGACTACGGCTGCACTCCGCAGGAGGCACGCGCTGTCTTACCTAACAGCCTGAAAACGGAGGTTGTTATGACTGCAAATCTTCGTGAATGGCGACATTTCTTCCGTCTGCGCTGTTCTCCCGCAGCTCACCCGCAAATGAGGGAAACAGCTACACCCGCGCTGAGAGCTATGCAGGCGCTTGTGCCTGTGGTCTTTGACGATCTGGTAGCGGGGTAAGTATGAAAGAGCTGTTCGTTGATAACTTTGCCGGTGGCGGCGGTGCATCAACGGGTATTGAAATGGCAATAGGTAGGAGCGTGGATATTGCCATTAACCACGATCCCTCCGCCATTGCAATGCACACCGTAAACCACCCCGACACTAAGCACTACTGTGAGGACGTGTGGGAGGTATCGCCCACCGCTGCTTGTAACGGCAACCCTGTTGCACTGGCGTGGTTTTCACCTGACTGCAGGCACTTTTCCAGAGCTAAGGGAGGAAAGCCTGTTGACAAGAATATCAGAGGCTTGGCGTGGGTTGTCCTTCGCTGGGCTTATGAGGTGAGGCCCCGCGTTATCATGCTTGAAAACGTCGTTGAGATTCAAACGTGGGGGCCGCTTGACAAGAACAATAAGCCCATAAAGGACCGCGCCGGAGAAACCTTTGCCGCATTTATTGGTGCATTAAGCGACGGCATCCCTTACAGCAGTATAAGCGCTACGTTTGAAATGTGTGAGGCATTGGGTATCTCTTTTGAATCCGATATGTGCAAGGCCCTTTGTAACGGACTGGGGTACAAGGTTGAATATCGGGAACTGCTATCCTGTGACTACGGCGCACCAACAAAGCGTAACCGCTTTTACATAGTGGCCCGCTCTGATGGGAAGGACATTGTGTGGCCGGAGGCTACACACGCTAAGAGAGGATCACCTAAGCAGCTATCCGGGGAACTCCCCGCATGGAGGTCTGCGGCTGAGTGCATTGACTGGTCCATACCGACAAAGAGTATTTTTGACCGCAAGAAACCTCTTGCAGAGGCGACGTTAAAACGAATTGCCAGAGGTATTCAAAAGTTTGTAATTGATAACCCCGATCCCTTTATCATCAATTATAAATTTGACAACGGCCCGGAGGACATAAACAACCCTCTATCAACCGTTACGGCGGTGAACAGTCACTACGTAGTTACGCCTACGATCATGTGCAACAACACAAACAACGTAGGCGCAAGCGTGGAAAGCCCGCTGCCCACGGTTACTACCGGCAATCGCAATTTCCTTGTAGCGCCGTCAATCGTTCCTGTCGGGTACGGTGAGCGTGAGGGACAGAAACCCCGTGTACACGATATTGAGGAACCGTTATCCACTGTGGTAGGTAGCGTAAAACAGAATCTTGTTACGCCTATCCTGATTCAGTACCATTCTGAAACCTCAGAAGATCCACGGGGACAAAAACTAAGTGAGCCGGTGGCTACACTTGACACCTCTAATCGTTACGGGCTTGTGTGTTCCTTTATCAACAAATACTACGCCGGTCACTATCAGGGCGCAGGAAGTGATATTACAGAACCTTTGCACACCATAACGGCAGAACCCCGGCACTACTTAACTGACGTCGAATTGAAGCCCGTAGCTGCTGCCTCTGGCGGCATAGTTACTCTTAGAAACAACGAAACGGCGCACGACGTAAGAGATCCCATTACCGTTATCTCAACGTCAGGAGCGCACCACATGAACGTACTTGCTCTACTTGCGAAGTACGGAAATGAAAACGTTGACCGGCTCGGCGTTGTAAACATCCACGGTGAGGATTATATCATCACCGATATTCAAATGCGTATGCTGCAGCCCTCTGAGTTGTTTAAGTGTAATGGTTTTCCTGATACTTACATCATCGACCACGACGCAGAGGGAAACCCCTATCCGAAATCTCAACAGGTGGCGAAATGCGGAAACGCTGTTACACCGCCCGTGTCTAAAGCTCTTGTAGCTGCAAATCTGCCTGAGTATTGTATGGAGGTATGTGCATGATAATTTTCTTACAAATTGTACTGATCGTTTTAGGCGCTATCTTTAGCCTCGGTATTATCGGTAGCAAAGATAGCAAAGAAAGATACTGCTTTCTCGCAGCGGCGGCTGTATTTTTCGTATTAGCCTTGCTCAGCTTGATTTTGATTTAGGGGGAGGAAACTGATGCGTTTAATAATTGAGGACAACGATGAACAATTCAGAGCTTACCTTCTTGAAAAAATCGAAAACCTCGCAAATAGCAAAAATCTCTACGTCCTTGAAATGTACACATTTATTCAAGAGCAGGATTTTGAAGTCAGGTTCATAAAAACTGACAGGACAGACTACCGGGGTGAAGCGTGGCCCACGGAGTTTACCGTACATAAAACGCCGTACGAAACCTACGACTCGCTTTGTTGGCTATTCTTCCATGAGCTGGGGCATCTTGTGCTGATGAACTCAGAGTTTGAGGCCGTTTTCAAGTGTGCAAAAGCAGCGCACTATAAAAAGTGCGGCTTTGAACACGAACACGGTATTTACTGGGACTGTGAAGGCTATTACGAATATTACGATAAGCACCATGACGCTGACCCTGAAGAAAACATTGTCAGTTTGTTTGCCACATACATAGTTGGCGCAAATTATGACAGATCTTGGTGGCAGAAACAAAAAGCTGTTATGCGCGGGAATGGAGAACCTGAATAATGGATTGCCCTATCTGCGGAAAAGAGATAACACCGCTCCCGTTCTTTGACGTGAGAGAGCCTACCAAAAAAGACTGTGCTATCTTACATAAACCTGAAGATATGAGCTGCCCAGCATCTGCCTTCACCCCCCCCGTTACAGACCACGCGTTTAACGTGGATTGCATAGCGGGTATGGAGCTGATACCCGATAAATCCGTTGATCTTGTCCTTTGTGATTTGCCCTACGGCGTATTGAACCGCAAAAATCCAAATGCTAAATGGGATTGCGTGATACCGTTTGACGCCCTGTGGCGGCAGTATGAGCGGATCACAAAGGACGCCGCAGCTATCGTGTTGTTTGCAAGCGGTATGTTTACCTCAGACCTTATGCAGAGCAATAGAAAGCTGTGGAAATACAACCTCGTCTGGAAAAAGGGCAACCGGCCTACGGGCTTCTTAAACGCTAAGAAGCAACCGCTCAGGATCACAGAGGATATATGCGTTTTCTATAATAAGCAACCGACATATAATCCGCAGTTTTCCGTTGGTGATAAGTGCCACGCAAGAGGCGGCGCGGGTAACGCCTCACAGAAACAAGCCCGTAACGGCTGTTACGGTGAGTTTGGCGCTACGCCGGTTGTAATGACCAATGAGAAATACCCGCTTTCCATCATTGATATTCCAAAGGAACACCCGCAGACGTACCACCCTACACAAAAGCCGGTGGCTCTGCTGGAATATCTGATTAAGACATATTCCAATGAGGGCGATACCGTCCTTGATAACTGTTTCGGCAGCGGATCTACCTTGTTAGCCGCGCTGAACACCGGCAGGCATTGTATAGGCTTTGAGACAGAGCCGAAATACTTTGACACCGCCGCTGAAAGACTTTCGGAAAGGAGCTAAACGTGGACAAGAAAATAACTTTTCCTGAACCCCCTCCCGATTGGGGAGAGGTGACAGGTGCAGTGGTTGGCGATATGGAAGTAAGCGTTAAAACTGACGGGACAAGAAGCTACGTTACTGCATTTGAACAAAACTATTTTGATCTGCTTGAAGCCCTCAGAAAAAAGGATGCAGAGATCACCATAAAGGCCATGGATGTTACCGGCGCATGGGTTGCGTCTGCAGATGTACCAGTTACGTCCTTCAAACGTGGATACGGTGTTTTTAGCTTTTCCAATACAGAACAGATTGTTTTCCAACCTGTTATAGATAAAGAGGTTTGCATACTGCTTTTAGGGCTGTTCTATGAGGGAAAGTTAAAGCTCACTATAAGCTGTAACGCTGAAGTTGATGTGCCTATCGGTTGCACGTTATCCCTGTTGCCCGGTGATCTCCGTATCAACTGTTAGGTGGTGAGAAGGAATGCAAAACGACTGGATCGGCAATAGTCGCTCTACTCATGCCGTACTGGGTGCGAGAAACTACGCACAAAATGAACGTGAGGTAAACGACTACTACGCCACAGAGCCGAAAGCCGCCCGCTTACTTATGGAGGTTGAGCAGTTTTCCCCTTTGATTTGGGAGTGTGCTTGCGGCGAAGGACACCTTGCAAAGGAGTTTGAGGCCGCCGGGTATCACGTGTATGCTACGGATCTGGTCAACCGTGGATACGGTTATCAGCAGGACTTCTTGACTACATCCGCCCCCCCCATTGAGGGGTTTGATATAATCACAAACCCGCCGTACTCCAAAGCTCAGGAGTTTGTAGAACACGCGCTTGACATTTCAGCCGATGGCCGAAAAGTGGCTATGTTCTTAAAAATTCAATTCCTTGAAGGCAAGGCCCGCCGGGAGCTGTTCAAGAAATACCCGCCTAAGACGGTGTATGTAAGTTCCGCCCGGTTGCGCTGCGCCATGAACGGCGATTTTGAAAAGTACGCAAAATCAACCGCCGTGTGCTACTGCTGGTATGTGTGGCAGAAAGGCTACACCGGCGACACGGTGATTAAGTGGATCAATTAGGAGGTCTATATGAAACCCATTAAAACTGAACACTCCAACGTCGTCTTTGTGAAAGAAGGCTGTTTGGATCTGCCGGGTACGGCGTACAAATACGCCGACGGTACACCCGGCGTTGAAACCTGTTGGGAGCTGTCCCCTGAAGAGCTGGAACAGGTGAAAAAGACCGGGCGCGTTTACCTGTACACCGTGGGCGAAGGCGTCCCGCCTATGTTCCTCAGCGTCAAGTCTGAGTTGGTACTGCAGGAGGGCACACAGGAAGGAGCTACACAGTGAAAGACCTGAAAATCTTTGCAAAAACCATTGAGCCGCAGGCACAGGCACAAATTGACCTGTTACTGGCTCAAAAGCCTTTTGAGAACTGCAAGGTGCGTATCATGCCTGATGTTCATGCGGGCGCGGGTTGCGTTATTGGATTTACTGCGAATTTGGGTGATAAGGTGATCCCGAATATCGTAGGCGTCGATATTGGCTGCGGTATGCTGACGGTTGCCCTCGGCCCGATTGATATTAACTACCAACTGCTTGACGACGTGATCCGAAAATACGTCCCCTCCGGCATGGAGGTACACGCAGAAGATGTTGGGCATTATACCCTCATTGATGATCTGCGGTGCTATGACAGGCTGCGTAATGTTGACCGCCTGCACCGATCTCTCGGTACACTGGGAGGCGGTAATCATTTTATCGAAATTGACGTAGATAGCTGCAACAATAAGTACCTGATTATCCACACGGGTAGCCGCAATTTGGGTAAACAGGTTGCGGAAATCTATCAGGACATTGCCGTTAAATCCCTGCACGGTGCAAAAGCCGAACGGGCTGAGATTATTGAACGGCTAAAGGCAGAGGGCCGTGAGCGTGAAATCCCGGCGGCGCTCTCTAACCTTAAAAAGAAGTGCGCCATTCCCCGCGACCTCTGCTACTTAGAGGGGCAAAACCGGGAGGACTACCTTCACGATATGCGACTGTGCCAGCAGTTTGCAAGATATAACCGTGACAGAATCGCTAAGACGATCTGTGATTATATGGGCTGGCTGTCTTTTGATAGGTTTGAAACGGTCCACAACTACATTGATCGTTTCGGCATGGTTCGTAAGGGTGCAATTTGTGCCTCTGCCGGTACTATGGTCCTCATTCCTATCAACATGAAGGACGGCTGCATTATCGGTATGGGCCTTGGCAATCCTGACTGGAACGAATCTGCGCCCCACGGCGCGGGCCGCCTTATGAGCCGTGCAAAGGCTAAGGCGTCTATCCCCATGGATGACTACAAGGCGGCAATGGACGGCATTTTCACCACCTCCGTTTGTCAGAATACGCTTGACGAAGCGCCGCAGGCGTATAAGCCGATGGACGAAATTCTGAGCTGCATTTCTGATACGGTAAAGGTGATCCAGATAATTAAGCCCGTTTACAACTTTAAGGCGGGCGACTGACGGGAGGGCTACACAGTGAGCTACGATGTTAGTTTCAAAGCAAAATTGGAGGGCGTGGATCAGTGGGTGTACGTTGGTGACGACTGGATCAACCACACATCGAACACCGCTGCCATGATTAAAGAGGTTTGCGGCTCTTACCCGTCCCAGTGGAACGGTAAGCGCTGTTCTGAAATGTACCCAGTGCTGATGCAGGGTGCATCCCTCTTGAACCTCAACCCGTCGCGGTATCGTAAGTTTGAACCCGGCAATAAATGGGGTACGGTAGAAACCACCATTGATTTCCTGATGAAGGTAGCTGACAACTGCGACAAATTCCCCACGGCAATTATCGAAGTAAGTTGTTAGGAGGCACACTATGGCAGATAACCCCAAACGCAACAGTGAGGGCTACAACGACCCCACGGCGTACCTTGGCCTCCGTCCCATCATTCAGGAGGAAAACGCCCTAGAGCGTGATGTAAATATGCTCATTAAGGTGCTGAAGTACATTATCAGCAAAAGCGGCTTTGAGCTTGTGAGCCGTATCGAAATCAAAGACAAAAAGACCGGGAGGGTTTTCAAATGACAAAGCAGCAGCTTGAGGATAAAAACAAGGCACTGAGGGCGGAAAACGAAGAAATCCGCGCAAAGCTCGACTACGTTGTTAGAGAGCTTGAGCAGTGCAAGCGCGAAAAGGCAAAGATGGCCACAGAGGCAAACGACGACCTTTACAGCAGAGCCGTTAATACCTTCGGTGAAACCTCTCGGTTGATCCTCGCTATTGAGGAAATGTCGGAACTCACTAAGGAACTGAGCAAGTATATCAGAGGCAGGCAGAATGTCGGCGGTATCTGTGAGGAAATGGCTGACGTGGAAATCATGCTTGAGCAGTTAAAGATCGTTTTCCGCAACCGTGCAGCCGTTGACTACCATAGATCGCAGAAACTTCAGCGTTTGGGCGATAAGCTCAACGGAAACCACGATAGCTTCTGAGAGTTACACAATGCCTGCCCCACAGATGGGGGGGGGTTAATCCTATGAAGTGGAGTAACCGAACATGAAACATGACAGACAAATCACTATATCGGTGGGTAATAACCGCCGCGATATAGCGTGGAAACAAACAGCTCTGAGCATATCGGAGCTGTACAACCGCCTGAGTATTCCCGTGCGTGGCACGGAAACGCTGGCGGCCTATATGGCTATGAAAAAGGCGCAGCAGGACGATTTGAAAGACGTCGGCGGTTTTGTCGGCGGCTCTTTGAACGGTCAGCGCCGCAAAGCCAACAATATGACCGGGCGCGACGTTATCACCCTCGACTTTGATAATGTCCCCGGTTGGCAAACTGATCTTATTATCAATAAGGTTGAAGAGCTGGGGTGCAGTTACGCTATTTACAGCACCCGCAAGCATACGCCTTCCGCGCCCCGTCTGCGTGTTGTTGTTCCCTTCGACAGAACGGTAACACCAGACGAATATGAGCCGTGTGCGCGGCGTGTGGCCGCTCACATCGGCATCGGAATGGCTGACCCTACGACCTTTGAAACGTGCCGCCTGATGTACTGGCCCTCTTGCAGCTCTGACAGTGAGTTTGTTTTCAAGAGCAAGGACGCGCCGCTTATCTCTGCGGATTTCCTTCTGAGTACATACACCGATTGGCACGACTACATGAGCTGGCCGCAGGTCCCCAACGCCGTAAGCTATCAAAAGCTGGCTATGAAACAGGGTGATCCTCTGGAAAAGCCCGGTATCGTCGGCGCGTTCTGCCGTACCTATGACGTGCTTACCGCTATGGACGCCTTCTTACCGAAGATCTATGACCCTGTGGACGGCATGGAGGACAGATACACCTACCTCGGCGGCTCTACCACCGGCGGCGCGGTGATCTACGATGATGCTAAATTCCTTTTCAGCCACCACGCAACCGACCCCTGCGGCGGACGATTGGTGAACGCCTTTGACCTTGTGCGCCTGCATCGTTTCGGTGATAAGGACGACAACGCCGCGCCGGATACTCCCGTTGTGAAGCTGCCGTCTTACCGGGCTATGTGTGATATGGCGGTGCAGGACAAGGCTACGGTAGCTACACTCAATAGAGAGCAGCACGAACAGGCCATGAAGGACTTTGAGGGCATCACCGGCGCTACCACCACCGATGATGATATTGACTGGGCCGAACGCCTGCAGCGTAACCAGAACGGCGCAGTTAAAGGCACTATCGACAATATCCTGATTATCCTTGACGGTGATCCCGCGCTGAAGGGCAAGTTTGCCCTCAATCAGTTTGCCGGACGCGGTGAGGTATTGGGCGCTCTGCCGTGGCAGTCTAACGCGAAGCGCCGCCTGTGGTCTGATACCGATAGCAACGGCTTGTATTGGTATCTGGAACGCTCATGGGGCATCACAAGCCGGGGCAACATCGACAGCGCCCTTGATATTCACGCCTCCACCCACGCTTTCAATGAGGTGCAGGACTATATCAAAGGCTTACAGTGGGACGGTACGCCCCGACTGGACACGCTGTTTATTGATTTCCTCGGTGCTGCCGACACCGCCTACAACCGCGCTGTGTGCCGCAAGAGCTTTACCGCCGCAATCGCCCGCGCTATGGCCCCCGGATGCAAGTATGATAATATGCTGATCCTCGCAGGCCCACAGGGTATCGGTAAGTCTACGCTGCTGGACAAAATGAGCCTCGGTTGGTTTAACGACAGTATCCGTACCTTTGAGGGTAAGGACGCTTCGGAGCTGTTGCAGGGCGTTTGGCTTGTGGAAGTATCTGAGCTGGACGCTTTCAGGAAATCCGACGTTTCCCGTATCAAACAGTTTTTGTCCCTCCGGGCTGACCGCTACCGCGCCGCTTATGGCCGACACGTCAAAGAGCTGCCCCGCTGCTGTGTGTTCTTCGGGACTACCAACACGGCGGAATTTCTCTCCGACACCACCGGCAACCGCCGCTTCTGGCCTGTTGACGTTGGCGAAATCCCTCACACAAAAACCGTGTGGCGGGATCTCACAGACGACTATATCCGTCAGGTGTGGGCTGAGGCAAAAGCCCGCTGGCAGACGGGTGAGGTGCTTTACCTCTCCGGCGACGTTGAGG